GCATGAGCATTGGTGAGGAGGAGTAGGCTCTCATTTTTGAGATACTGAATAGTAATTCATACTGGATTATTATCCATAACCTACCTTCGGGATGGGCTCATTCTAAAATATTAGAAATCCTCCAAGCCAAGAAAAGCTTTCCCTAACGATAGTTGGGGTTTGCCTATCTGGAACGCCTTCAATAGAGGGACCGACAGATAACTCTTATCATCCAATATTTTGGATTGAGAGAGAGGGCCTCGATGTTCGAGTGAAGCGATTTGATAATCGTAATCACCCTCATCGTCAGCCTTAAAAGTGCATACAGCGTACGATAGTACGTGCATGAACTTTTGCGGACACAAAGAATCCAATATTTTGGATATCTTAACGTTGTCTAGAGAGGAATAGTCTGGTAGACCATAGTCTTTCCAGCCTAAGTCCTCACACTCCTGCCATACATATTTGTATGTCAAAGTGAAGGGCCGGGTATTGAAAATATTCAATTTCTCAGGCTTCATAAGCAAAGCGCGAAAGAGGTCTCCTCTTGTAGCACGCTTTGTTACTTCCTCGACGGAAAGGTATCCTTGTGTCTCGGCGATAGCTAAGACCCGTCGATTGTTACCTAATGGATCTGGGTACTTTTGTACAAGATCCTTCCAGGTTAAGTCCGTAGGACGGCTAGTGCTATTGCACCGCTCCTCGAACTTTTCCATCGCCTCTATAACAGTAGTTATACCTCGGACCGATGGATTCGAACAAAGCTTACGAAATATCCTAAGATCTTTGTTCGTAGCCGCTCCCATAATTGCCTTCGATAGAAGCCATTGGTGCGGCTCGGGACTCTGCCTGAACCACGATAGTAGTTCATGGCGGAAGCCTAGTCCGAAGCCTCCAACTGTCGTTGGAAGGTGTAGGACTGCGAATGCTCGGGGATGTTCTTTCCTACTGGGAAGAAGTGGCCCCATTCGCAGGATAAAGAGTTCTCTTATGGAGTTCTTTTTATCCCAGCTCCAGAATCGGTCGTCTATCGGCAACCATTCTAGAGTACCGGCAAGCTGTGACGATTTACCAACCGCCACATTCTTGTTATCCTTCTTGAGCATGGTCGATTGACCTCTCTCAAGAAGGCGAACCTTTACAGAGTCTACGATAGTAGATAGACTATAGTCTTCCCTATGGAAAGGTTGACGATACTGTAAGTTATCAAGGTTTATTAACCTCTCACAGTATTTAACACAGATCTTCGACGAGCCATGTTGGCCCGGAGAGATGTGTGAACCGACTCTCCGATGATAATCAGAGATTAGGTTAAGGTAGGAGATCGGTCCCTTTGCTAAGTGATCGTCTCCACCTATGTGTATGAACCTCCATCCCCTATCGGGGCTAGGTTCAGCACTATGAAGCAGATCTAACCTATTATTATAGGTTAGGAAAGCCAGCTCCTCAACCGATAGGTTGAGCAACGTTAATGACGGTTTAGCGATAGCTTCACCCATCATTATGCCCGTTCGAGTAAGCACTGTTGTGCAATCCTTGAACGTAACTAGTCTAGGCCCAATAGTGTCTAAGACTAGATCAACGTATGACCCACGATAGTGGGGAGCATATCCGTTGATAAAAGATCGGATCATTACTTTTGTAACATCCCATCTTTGTGCGTTTGTAGCGTCCTTTAGGTCGCTAGAAAGCACGTACTGGTCGTCCTCTAAGGAAATATCCTTCAGGCGAACTAGTCCCTTGACTGCTTCCCAAGTTTGATCCTGTCGGTGAAAACTTGAAAAGACAGAAGGGTGCCACTTTACAGCGTCCACCAATAGATGGGCGAGTGGTGCTTGTAATACATTCAACCAATAGGGTGAAAGTGTTACAATACGGGCCTTGTTACCCATCTCTGGGACAACTTCGGCTCTCAGTACTACTGGATCGAGCGATAGCTCTTTCCAGGCCACGTACATAATCTGGCGTCCGGTGTATTCATCGAGACCCCAGACTGACGGGTTGACCTGTTCCCTCTTCTTAGAGGGATCGGATTCTTCCGAGGTAAACATACCTCCGGCCAACTCGAACAGTTCCTTTTTGCTACGATAGTACCAAAGAGGTTCTGGAACAAAAGCGGTTACCCATATTTGGGTTCCTTTCTTTTGTATAAGAGGACCAAATGGAGTATCCTCCACTTTATCCTCTTGAGGGACGCGAGTGAGTATTCTCACCATCGCCTCTCTAACTGCGGCTGCCTGAGCACCACGTGCTACAGAATGGTCCAGTTCACCCGACGACGTCACACTAATGTGTGCACTTTCATTGGGTATAGGGCAGGGTCGGATGTGTCTACAGATACCTCCAATCCGCCTAGCGGCGGCACCCATCTGCAATAGCAAATGTGGATCTGTCGGAGTACCATCTTGTACAACTCTTTTGAATTGCTCGATGGACTTAGTCTCTACCCTTTCTCCCATATATGGGAATTGCCGTGTAGAGACAATGTGGGAGAGATGTTGTAATAACAACATATCTCTCTCACCATTCAGTAACCTACTAATGTAGGGTAATGAATCAAGATACCGGAAGATATTATTATATCTAGGGATCGATAGATCGCCTATAGTCCGGGTCTTTGCAACAGTGTGGAACAAATATGTTGACCACTGTTTATAATCGCTTACCAGGATCGATAGATCATAGGTACCGATTTTAAATATCTTCCTAACAAGTTTTCTAATTAGGAGATATTCTGGTGACCGGAAAAGGAATACCTTTTCATCGGCACACCATAAGGAGACGACGATTCCAGATATGAAATCTTCGATCCTCAGAAGCACATGCCTATGTCTATTGACAAGGACATTTGCCGACC